ACTGAAGATAAATGACTATAAACCCAAAGATTATCCTGTTTATACAGATGTAGAAGCAGATGAATTGGGCATATTATATAAACATTGGCAAGACTGCGGTCCTGGGGAGTTTGGGATTAGTGACGATAGCTATGTTTCTAAGTGTATTGCTCGCAATAACTATGCTACTAATACTGAAATGGTGTATCCATACGGTCGTCAGTGGCTTGGTAAACATAGGAAGATAGAGTTTGAGCCACATTATGCGTCAAATAACTTCTCTTCAGTGTCTACTAAGTCATATAATGAGCTAGAAGCTAATACGGGTAGGGCACAACTAGCAGTAGATATGTATTTAACGTACAAAATGGCGGGTATGAGCCCCGATCTAGAGAAAATAGGGTCTATATATAGGCCAGACCAAAAAAGTCCCTCTATCGCTGCAAAAAGATTACTCAAAACTAAAGAGGCAAAGAAGATGATTGAAGAAAAACTTAAAGAAATACTTACAGATAAGGGAATTGATGAAGGTTTTGTGTTAGATACCATGAAAAATGCTATTGAAGTAGCAATGACAAAGGATAACAGTGCAGATATGATACGTGCTGCTAAAGAATTGTCTGTATTTTTAGATATGGCTCCTAAAACAAAACAAATCACCGATACGCTTGAAATAGATATGACACACGAAATACAAGCTAACTATGAAGAACAACGTAAGAAGTTGAAGGCTACTAAAATCCAGGATGTAAATGAAAAAGAAAGTTAATATCATATCTAAGGATAAAGAGATGTTAGCTATTTTTATTGAAACAATGAAAGAAGTAGCTAAGGATATGAACATCAAAGTAACGGTTGAGCGTGGATAAAAGTAAATTATTACTAAAAATGCAACAAGATATGCTGTTATTTGGCCGTATGGTGATGCCTAATATGTTTAGTGCGGAATCACCAAGGTTTCATTATGACATAACTAAGAAGCTATTAGACCCAGATGTATCACAATTAAACATTATTGCACCTCGTGGACACGCCAAGTCTTCTATTGTGGCTGGCGTGTATCCCCTTTTTCACTTAATGTTCGATAAGGGGCCTAAAGTAATAGTACTTGTATCTAGAACTCAGGGACACGCTACTAAGCTACTAGGTACCATTAAAGACGTATTAGACTACTCTAAGGAGTTTAGACACTTCTTTGGGTATTGGGGACAACATAATGCACGAAAATGGTCTAATGCTGAGATAGAGCTAAAAGATGGGTCCGTTATCATATGTAAGGGTACAGGACAACAGATTCGTGGGATTAAACATGGAAATCAACGACCTACTCTTATTATCCTTGATGATCCCGAAGATGAGGTAAACACTAAGACAGCAGAGGCAATGGAGCAAAATCTCCGTTGGTTGCTACAATCTGGTGTTCCATCCTTAGATCCTTTGAAAGGAAGGATATGTGTTATTGGTACTCCTCAGCATGAACGGTGTCTCGTTGAAACACTGAAAGACATGACAGGTTGGACCAATCTTATGTTTTCTCCAGATATGGAAGAGGGCATCTCACTTTGGCCTGCAGTATGGCCTATAGAAAAACTAAAACAGAAAAAAGAAGAACTAGAGAGTATAAATCGTATTTCCGTATTCTATAGAGAGTATTTATGTCAAATCGTAGGTGATGAAGAAAATTTATTTAGAGCAGAACATATACAATACTATGACGGATATATTGAAACGGATGAGCAAGGGTTGTCGAATCTCATATTGACGACCATCAATGGGGAGGAAATAAATGAGATTAGACCTGTAAACATCTTTACAGGAGTCGACCCTGCATCTAGTACCAAGAGAGGAGCAGACTTTAGTGTCATATTCAATTTAGCTATTGATTATGATGGTAATAGATTTGTTATTCCTTATTATAGGAAAAGAGCTACACCATTAGACTTAGCAGAATCTATTATAGACAACTTTGTTAGATATAGAAGTGCTAAGACTCGTATTGAGTCTGTAGGGTATCAGGAGATGTTACGTCAATATATTAAAGAACGATCTCAAGAGGAAGGATTGTTTATACCTGGTCTTGAAATAAAAGAAAATCCTAGAACATCTAAGTCATACAGGTTAGAGAGTTTACAACCTTTATTTGCACAAGGATATGTTTATATAAGAAAATCTATGCAACCTCTTTTAGACGAACTACTCCTATATCCACGTGGAAAGCATGATGATTTACTAGATGGATTCTTTTATGCTAACAAAAATTGTTATAAACCTACTCATGAAGGAGCCGATATGGAGTTAGATTATGAGGAATATTATGAGATAAAACCAAGAAACTGGAAATTAGGTTAAATAGTGCTTGACAAATTGGTATAAAAAGACGTAATTTCCAGGGAGGACTATATGCAAATAGATTTAGTCAAATATATGATTCTTTTAGATCAGTATGAAAAAGATTTAGATGATGTATTAACCATTAAGATACCAGAAGGGTACATAGAAGTAGATGTCAGAGAAGATACAGAAAAAGAATCAGAGGAGCAGGACTCAAGGATACAGTGATCTTATTGATGTATACGGATATGTTCCTGGACGTCTTAGGGGTCCTGATGGGGAAACAAACGAAGAAGTAGCATTATCGCAAGAATTACTAAGAGAGTACTCATCTTCACGTGAACTATGGGCTGTAAAATTTCAAGAAGCAGTAGAATTTAGAGCGGGGGCTCAATGGACTAACGAAGAAAAAGATGTATTAGAATCTCGTGGTCAAGCACCTATAGTAGTAAATCGTATTCATCCTATTGTTGAAACAGCAAAATCTTTATTAACATATAACTCACCTCAATTTCGTTCTACTGCTAGAGAAGATTCAGATAGAAAGACTGCAAAAGTTTTTTCTGACTTGTTTTCTTGGGTGTGGGATCAATCTACTGGTAACGAAGAATTAAAAAGAGTAATAGATGATTACTATGTTGGTGGTATGGGTGTAGTTAATTGTTTTCAAGATCCAATGGCTGACTTAGGTAAGGGTGAAGTTTATATAAAATCATTAAATCCTTTAGATGTATTCATTGATCCTAACTCTAAAGACCCTTATGCAAGAGACGCTGCACATATTATGGTTGCTAAACATTTAACAGATGAACAAGCAATGCAATTATATCCCGACTTTATGGATATTATTGAAGATTCATCTTCTCATCAAGCAGATAAAGAAGAATATCCTACAACTGACTTAGCAGCAACTGAAGGTCAAATATTTAAAGGTGACGATGATAACCGTTACCATACAAAACGTAAATTTATTGAACGTTACACTAAAGAGCTTCACTCTTATTATAATGTATTTGAACCTTTTAGTTATGAAGAATTTTTATTTACCGCAGAAGAATACGAAGAGTATACAAGTAAATATTATATTAGGTTGAAAAAGATAACTGGAGAAGAAATTATTATTTCAGATCCAGCTGCTGTCGAAGAAATGTTTAGAGTAATAGAAGAAGTAGGACCAATGTTCCACTTTGAATTACCTGAGCCTGAAGTAGACGAAGAAGGTAATATAATACCACAAGATCCAATTAAGGTTCCTGGAATGGAAGATGAAGATGGTATACCAGGTAGTACTACTACTTTAGTTCCTACTACTGTGGGGGAATTAATAGGACTAGAAAAAATTATAGCTAATGAAATAGAAAAATGTTGTGTTGCTATGCATGTATCTGTAGGGGATAATCTTTTATATGAACGATTATTACCAACAGAAGACTATCCTATTGTTCCATTAATGAATATACATCATAGAAACCCTTACCCTGAATCAGACGTACGTTTGTTTAGACCTTTACAAGAGTATATTAATAAAATTAGATCGTTGATTATAGCACACGCTTCTACAAGTACAAATGTAAAACTGTTAATACCAAGAGGATCGGCAGATATTCGTATGATTGAAGAAGAATGGGGAAGAGCGGGGACCAGTGTTATTGAGTTTGATGCCGAATTAGGTGCACCTATTGTGGCAGGTCCAGTACCTCTTCCCAACGAATTGTATAAAAATGAAGCTGATGCTAAGTATGACCTAGAGTATGGTTTTGGTATTTTTGAATTAATGCAAGGAAGTACTGCTAATGCTCCTTCTACGTATAGAGGAACTCTTGTAGTAGACGAGTTTGGACAAAGACGTATTAAAGCAAGAAGAGATGATGTGGAAAACTTTTTAAATCAAGTAGCTAAAGTTGCTATACCTTTAATGCAACAACTATATACGGAAGAAAAAGTAATTAGACTTGTGCAACCTAATGGCACAGAAAAAGAAGAAAGATTTAATTTCTATAAAGAAATGGAAAATGCTTCAGTAGTTAAATATCATGATATAGGAGTAGGAAAGTACGATGTAAAAGTAATAGCTGGTTCTACATTACCTACAAATAGAATGGCATTATTAGCTACTTACCAAGAAATGTACCAAGCTGGATTAATAGATCAAGTTGAAGTGTTGAAGAAATCAGAACTAGTAGACGTAGAAGGTGTACTAGAGCGTTCTGGTCATATGAAACAGATGCAACAACAAATGCAAGCTATGGAAGAAGAATTGAAGAAAGTCAAAGGAGACTTACAAACTGCTTCACGTGAAGAGCTACATGCTAAGAAACGTTTAGAGGTAGAAAAATTTAGTTCTGGTTTAGACAAAGTCAAGAACAGAGCTGAAGCGGCAACTACGATGTATCAAACACGTCTTGCCGATGTTGAAACAAATCTAATAAACTCCGCTAATCAAGTAGAGAAAGAGGGAGAGTTAGGAATAGGAGAAACGAATGAGTGATACTCAAGATAAAGTACAGGCAGTGGAAGTAGAACAAGAACAGGTAAACATGCCGCAAGAGACTGCAGTGGCATCAGAACCAGAGAACGACATTTTTGACGATATATTTGGAGATAATTCATCGGAATTCGCATTCCAGACTGGAGAATCTAACGATGTATCGACTGATGAAACGAACGAAGTTCAACAATCCGCAGACCCAAAGGAAGACGCAAACCAGTTTCAGTACTGGCAGAGTCAAGCAGATAAAAAAACAGTAGAAGTAGAGACGTTGAAAGGCCAGATGTCAGAAATGATGAAAGCTATTCAATCACCTAAGACTGCTGAAATAAATACAGCTACAAAGGAAACAGATCTTCAAAGACCTGTTAAGCCTACAAAGCCTGCTGATTTTGATCATTCCGAGGCAATAGCAGACCCAGATAGTAAGAGTGCCAAGTATTTAGTAAAATCAACTGAATACATGGAGGATATGACAGATTATAGTTCATCATTAGAAGAGAAGCGTCATGAATCATTACGTCAATTGGAAGCACAGACTAAAAAGCAATCGCAAGAAGCTCAATTAGTATCTGACTTACAACGTAATTATGGTTATGATACAGCATCAGCTAATGATTTCTTAGTAAAAATGACAGCACCTGAATCATTGTCTTTGGACAATTTAGTTAAGTTGCATAGAATGGATCAATCACCTGATATAAGTAATCAAACGATTACTCAAGTGAATGATGCAGCTTTGCAAAAACAAGCTAGCATGATTCAGCAAAAGTCAAAACTGTCAATTCCAAGACCTATCGGGTTAAAAGCTGGAGTCAATATGCAGTCATCTAAAAAATCAGAAGATAAAATGATGGATTCTATGATAGGAAACTTTAATAAGAAGAATCCATTTTAACTAGGAGAAGTGAAATAAGATGGCTAACATATATAGTATAAATCCAGGAGAAGCTGTTCAAGGAACATCGATTAACGTCGATAGACGAATCTTTAACTTCGGTGAAAGAGTCGCAGAATTAGCTCCCCAACAATCACCTTTCTTTTCTTATTTGGCATCTGTTGCTAAAAAACCTACAGACGATCCCGTCTTTAAGTTTTTAGAACAGAGACATCAATGGCAGAGACGTAATTTCCAAATGCAAGCAGCTAAAGTAACGGGAGCATATAGTGCTGCCGCTTTCGCACTTGCAACAGGAGATAATTTCTATGTAGATTGTCTGTATGACAAATTCGGTAGAGAGGTAACAACAGCAGTATGTCCAGAGTTTTTACTCGTGGGGCAAATTGTTGCAATAGAATGTGAATACGACGCTGACGGAACAGACGGAAGTGACGTAGGAGCAATCGCATATTACAAGATCGATTCAGTAGAAAAAACGGATGCAGCTAAGGCTAAAATCATAACAGCTACATTCCTTAAGCTAATGCTTAAACCAACTAGATCAGCAGACGGAGCAACAGCACTAACTTCAGGTATTCAAACACCTGCTAGTGCTTCTAAGTTACGTTTTGACGATAACTTAAAAGGTCAAGTTGTAGGTTCAGCATTTGCTGAAGGTGGAACTGACCCAGAAGGTTGGAGTGACGAGTTCTATAACAGAGAAGGGTATTGTCAAATCTTTAAGACATCAGTACCTCTATTCTCTGGTACAGCTCTAGCTACAAGATATCGTGGAATTTCTAACGAATACATGCGTGTATATCAAGAAAAACTTATGGAACATAAGATGGATCTTGAGCATGCAATGTTATTTGGTGTAGGAACAGACGATTCTACAGCAACTGGTCCAATTCGTAGAACATGGGGTATCGTACCTTATACTGAAGCATACGGTAAAGTGAAAACTTTTGCTTACGCTTCAGCTAATTACGATCACTTCATTGATTCTATGGAGGATGTGTTCGCACCAGAATCTGGAAACAGTGGTGAGAAACTAGTATTAGCTTCAAGAAAAGTACTATCATGGTTGAATAAACTAGGTGGTTCTTCATTCTTAGGTAATACAATGGCTTTAAATAGTCAAGTTGGAAGTGGCTTAGACATTCAGAATGTTCAAGGTAACTTCGGACACGCTGTAACAAGAGTATCAACTATTTACGGTAACCTTAACTTTGTTATGGAACCGCTATTTAGAGGTATTCATGAAAACACAGCAATCATGATCGATTTAAATAACGTAGCATACCGTCCTTTAATGGGTAACGGTGTATCACGTGATACTCAGATCATTACTAATGTACAAAACAGAAACGTTGACGGAAGAAAAGACATGGTTCTTACAGAAGCAGGTCTAGAAATTTCTTTACCAGAAACACACACTGTATTGCAATTTAGTTAAGTTAATCGGGGGAGTTGAAATATACTCCCCCATTTTAAAAAAGGGAGAAAGTTATGATAGCAGTATCATCAGCAGCCGTAGCGGCGGCATGGACAGCAGTAAGAGCAGTAGGTAGTAGAATTATTAAAAAAGGATTGGTAAAGAGTGCGAAAAAAGCTTATAAATACGCAGGGAAGAGCGTAAAAAGCGGTACAAAGTATACCAATAAACAATTACTTAACGTACAGAAAAAAGGTAGTACTTATTATACGCAATCATCTACAAAAGCAAGAGAGGCTGCTAAGACCTTTAATACGAAAAGAGGACACACTAAAGCATCTATAAAAGCAAACGATGCAGCTATTAAATTTAATACTGGAATAAAAAAGGGAAGTAAAGTTAAGAAAAAAGTTGTGCCTAAATTAGTAAAAATGCCTAAAAGAGTTGTACCTAAATTAGCAAGAGTTAAAAATCTTACAAAAGCACATCTTAAGAATCCACCAAAGTCCCCAGGCAGTATTACATATACAGCTGGAGCTGCGAAGAGGCTTCAACCTGCAGTAAAAAAGATAGGGGAACATTCTAATTCAGTTGTAAACGTTGGACTGTACTCTCTTTATGCTACAGGAGCATCAGTTAAAAGAGGAAGAGCTCAGAATAAGAAGAACAAAACGTTAAGACGTACATACAAAAGATAAGGTAAAGGTAGTATTATGTCAAATCCATTATTAGCAATGAAAGCACTGAAGTTAGGTGTTAAGGTAATAAAAAAAGTTGTTAAAAAGAATAAGATAGCAAAAAAAGCTAAAGGCGGTCCTGAACATAATTTAGGGCATATGATTCCTAAAAATAAAAGTAACCATGGCGGAAGAAACCTTGCTGGTTCTCAAAGGTATAAATACGCTGAAAAAGCACCTGA